TGGCACAGTCGTAATTGATGACAGCCGAAATGTCGTAAATGTTGTAAATGTAGATGGGCGTGATGTATCCGCAGACGGAACAAAGCTCGATACAGTTGAAACAAATGCTGATGTTACGGATAATGCCAATGTTACTGCTATTCTTTCAAATCTTGTTACTGAAAGTACAATTGCATCAACAGATTTAATCCCAGTTTATGATGGAAGCGCTAGTTTATGGCGAAAAGCAACAATTACAGCCGCCGCACTCCAAGGAACTAAAGGCCAGAAAGGGCAAACAGGCTCAACTGGTTCTCAGGGTATACAAGGTATCCAAGGCGCTACAGGTAGCATTGGAGCAAAAGGACAAAAGGGTGAAATAGGTGTCACTGGTAATACAGGAAACACAGGCGCTAAAGGGCAAAAAGGTGAGGTCGGTGTAACTGGAAGTGCTGGGGGAACTGGTTCTAAGGGTCAAAAAGGCGAAGCTGGACAAAAAGGCCAGAAGGGTGAGGTAGGCGTTACAGGCAACACTGGTGCTGGAGGCTCTAAGGGTCAAAAGGGCGAGATTGGTGCAACTGGTGCTGGAGGCTCGACAGGTGCAAAAGGCCAGAAAGGTGAAGTTGGCTCTACAGGAAACACAGGGTCTACAGGAGATAAAGGACAAAAAGGCCAGACAGGAGCTACAGGAAGCACAGGGGCTGGCGGTTCTAAAGGTCAAAAGGGCGAACAAGGAATACAGGGTAATCAGGGCATACAAGGGCTTACTGGGGACACTGGAGCAACAGGAAGCACTGGTGGAGTTGGTGCTACAGGTTCTAAAGGGCAAAAAGGCGAGGTAGGCAATACTGGCTCTACTGGTAGCAAGGGTCAAAAAGGCGAAGTCGGAGCTACAGGTTCATCTGGTTCAAATGGTTCTAAAGGGCAAAAGGGGCAGACAGGCTCTACAGGCTCTACAGGCGGTACAGGTTCTAAGGGACAGAAGGGTGAAGTAGGGGCAACTGGCTCTACAGGTTCAACAGGCAACACAGGTAGCACTGGTCAGAAGGGTCAGAAAGGACAAACTGGAAATACTGGTAATACTGGCGCAACTGGTAATACAGGCTCTACTGGAGCTAAAGGTCAAAAGGGGCAAACTGGTTCAACAGGTAGCGGCGGTGCTACAGGCGCTAAAGGCCAAAAAGGACAAACTGGTAATACTGGGTCAACTGGCGGAAGTGGGAGTAAAGGGCAAAAAGGCGATATTGCTGGCGGCGGCGGAAGTGATAAAGTATTTATTGAGAATGGGCAGACTGTAACAAGTAATTATACTATAACTAATAATTATAATGCAATGTCTGCTGGACCTATAACAATCAATAACGGCGTTACTGTTACAATCGGCGCTGGCGAAACATGGACGGTGGTATAAATGAGTACACTAAAGGTAAATACACTTGAGGAAGCCACATCTGGTGGGGCTACTTACTACACTGCTAAGGCTTGGGCTGTATTGGATGGCACGGGGAGCGTAAATGTCACAGATGGGGGCAATGTGTCTTCTCTGACAGATAATGGAACAGGTACTTACACGATGAGCTATTCTACTGCTTTTGCAAGCTCAACTTACTCTTGGGTCGGCACAGTTCCACATTTTACAGACAATACTAAACGTGCTGTAAACATATTTGCTTCTGCCCAAGATGGCACAGCAAGCGTCAAAACAACGAGCGCAACCAAAATGAGAACTGGTCAAACTAACTCGCTAAACTCTTTTGACACAAAAAACATCTGTATAACTGTAGTGGCATAGGGTAGATTATGACAAACTATAGAGTTATATATGAAGACCCTGACCACCCTGAGCAAACAGCCATGGTTCTTGTCCCTAGTGATAACTGGTTATCTGATGCGATGGATGGGAAGCTACCGCCAATATCTGTTTATTGGGAACTGCAAGATGATGAACAAAAAGCTATTGATGAAGGTAGGCATTCTACCTTTAAGCATGACCCCAGTAAATGGGAAAAACAATTCACTGCACCAAGAATAGGTAAGCTAACTGAAGAAGAGGCTATGGAGTATCTAGTTATGAAAGACATACCAAGACGAGTGTGGTCTGTAGAGTATAATAGACCCATGTTTAAGATAGTTAAAAAAGAACAAATTCCTACCAATAGACAATTTAGGAATGCATGGGAGATGACACAATGAGTACAATAAAAGTAAATACCCTACAAACTACAAGCGGTGCTGAACTTTCACCAGCAAAAATTTGGGGTGTAGTATCTGGAAAATCTTCTTTTACGTTACATGACGATGTAAATATTTCAAGTGCTACAGATAGTGGTACTGGCAGATATACATTTAGCTTTGGAATAACTTTGTCAAACACAAATTATTGCCCTACAACATCAGATGGTTATAATATTGTGAACAGTTGGGACCAGAGTATTGGGTTTTCAAGAGTGCCTTTTAGGTCTACAACAAGTGCTGGTATTAATACATCAACACATATCTCAGGTGTTACTGCTGGTACTGAAGAAGACAAAGACAAGTTATCAATGGCTATATTTAGCAATTAGGAGATAATAAATGACAAGTATAATAAGAGGAAGCGATAACTTTGATAGTGCTACTGTAGGCAGTCCAACTTATGGTGCTGTTGGTACTTACGGATTTTTCAGAACTTTCTCTGGTTCTACTACTTACTCAGGTGGCACAACTTCTGGTTCTAACCTTAGACCCTGTAGTGTTTCTATGGGAGGCAGTAACACTTATGGTTCTGCCCCATCGGGGACTTGGCGAAGTATGGGTTATGTATCTGCGGTGGGTTCTTCAACTAACCAAGGGGCGACTGTATATGTCAGAATATCTTAGGAGTAATAAAAAATGAATATAACAGAAGTGCGTAACGCACGATCTCTTAATTCAGATAACACTTGTTTTGATGTAGAGATAAACCATCCAGAACACGGCTGGATACCTTACGGATTAAGCCCTGATGATACAGATATGACTGTAGACAACAGCGTATTGCTTGAACTTATAGGTACAGACTTCGAAGCATATGTAGCACCTACTCAAGCAGAACTAGATGCAGAACTAGCGGCAGGTCTAAGGGCTGAACGTGATGGTAAGCTAGTCCAAGAAGTAGACCCTATAGTAACTAATCCCTTACGTTGGGCTGAACTTACAGATGCTAAACAAGCAGAGTGGACACAATATAGAACTGACTTACTTAATTTACCAGATCAATCTGGCTTCCCGAATTCAATTACTTGGCCTACAAATCCATCATAAGGAAAAAACAAATGTCTATACTTATAAAGATTGGTGCAAATACATATGATAGCGCAGACTATGAAATACCAGCTGAACGTACTTTTCGAGATGGCTGGGAAGCAAACTCAGACACAGGTGTTATATCTGTAAACATTTCTAAAGCTAAAGATATTTGGCGTGATAAAATACGTCAAGCTAGAGTAAAGCCATTAGCAGATTTAGACACAGCTTATATGAAGGCTCTTGAAACAAGTGCTGATACAACACAAATAATTGCTGATAAGCAAGCATTACGAGATGCACCAGCGTTATCTTCTATAGATGCGGCCTCTACACTTGATGAGTTAGTAGCAATACAGCCTATTCCAAATGTTGTTATAGAATAAATGAATGACAATAATCCATCAAATATCCTTAAATGGAGATGCGTTTGATGGCAGAAAATATACATGGCTACAAGCAATTGTAAATTCTCAATGTAAACCTGATAATTCATGGATTGACCCATTACACAAAAGGCCGCTTTTAAAAGGTGAATTTGCATGTGCGGTAAGCCATTTAAGGGTTTGGCAGAAAATTATAGATAGCGGTAAAAATGGCATTATTCTTGAAGAAGATGTTGTTATTCATGGCATTGATACAGAAGAAATAAACAATTTATTAAAAGATCACGATAGTGTTTGGCTTGGGTATAGGTTAAATTCTATGGGTTATTGGTACAACGCACATGCATATGCTATAACACCAAAAATTGCCAAGTACCTAATAGATGGTTATAGTAAAGCTATTATACCTGTTGATGAGTGGCTACCCAAAAAGCTAAAAAATAAAAAGAATTACTTTTATAAAATACCCATTGTAGATCAAATACCAAGGTCAGTTAGACCATCAACCATAGAGGACACAGAAATGCTAGAAGGCAAAGATATTGATTTTCGAATAATTACAGTTGCTACAGAACCAGAAAAAATGTGGGCGCTAGATCAATCAGCAAAAAAATATGGTGTAGAAGTTGTTAATATAGGTAAAGATCACCCTTGGCGTGACCCAATGGAAGGTCTTGCTGGTATGCCAAAGATACAATTGATTAATGAATATCTTGCAACAGCACCAGAAGATGCAATTATTTTGTATTTAGATGGATATGATACATTCTTTGCGGATAGTCCTTTAAATGTACTTGAAAGGTATCAGCAAATGGGCGCTGATATTGTATTCGGGGCAGAAAGTGAATGTTGGCCTGATAAAAACACAGAAAATAAATGGTCAGATACAGGAACAAAATATAAATATTTAAATAGTGGTTGCTATATAGGTACAGCAAA